TGTCACCGGATAACTTCTCATCCGATTACCTCAAAGAGATGGAGAATATCAAAGTTGATTATGATGATAAGAAGAAATCTCAGGGATATAGAATTAGAGCTCTTTTGTTTGTACTCTGGAATCAGAATAATGAGGGTTATACGATCTTCAATGATTATTATGTGGCAAAAACGGAGCAGCTTATTGAACGGCTAAAGGGGCAAATAGAAATATAATGGCAATATGAAATTATCAGAAATACACTCAAACCCAGGTAACCCTCGGCTTATTAAAGATGACAGGTTTAAGAAACTTGTTAAATCGATAAGTGAATTTCCGAAGATGATGGAGCTTCGGCCTATTGTTGTGGATTCAGATGGGCTAATTTTGGGCGGAAATATGCGTTTTAAGGCTCTTCAGGAGTTAAAGTATAAAGACATACCTGATGAGTGGGTAAAGAGGGCGGACGAGCTGACAGACGAGGAAAAGCGCAGGTTTATTATTGAGGATAATGTTGGATTTGGAGAATGGGATTTTGATATACTCGCAAATGAGTGGGATAAAGACAAACTTGAAGCATGGGGTCTTGAGCTTCCTGATACATTTGGAGTAAAGCCGGAAGCAGTTGATGATGGGTTTGAAATCCCAGACAATATAAAGACTGATATAGTGCAGGGAGATATATTTGAAATAGGGCCACACAGATTATTATGTGGCGACAGTACTGTTGCTGATGATATTGAAAAGTTAATGGGAGGACAAAAGGCTGATATGGTTTTGATTGATCCTCCGTACAATGTGGATTACACGGGAAAGACAAAGGATGCTTTAAAGATTAAAAACGACAAGAAGGATGATGAGTCTTTCTTTTTATTTTTATATAACTCATTCATATCCATGAAGTTGGTAACAAAATTGGGGGGGGTATTTTATGTGTGGCATGCTGATTCAGAGGGATATAATTTCAGAAGAGCTATGAGTGAATCCGGTATTATGGTAAAGCAATGTTTGATATGGGCAAAGAACTCAATGGTAATGGGAAGACAGGATTATCAATGGAAGCATGAACCATGTTTATATGGATGGGTAGAAGGTGCTGCTCATGGATGGTATGGAGATCGTAAGCAAACTACTATTTTGAATTTTGATCGGCCGAATAGAAATGCTGAACATCCTACAATGAAGCCCATTGCTTTATTTGCCTATCAAATATCAAATAGCACTAAGGAAGGAGATATTGTTGTGGATGGTTTTGCAGGTAGTGGAACGACAATGGTGGCTGCACATCAACTGAGGCGTATTGCTTACTTAAATGAATTTGATCCAAAATACTGTCAAGTTATAATCGATCGTATGTTAAAACTTGACCCCAATATTGTGATTAAAAAGAATGGAACGTCATGGCAACCGCAAAAAAATTAAGCCAAAAAGGTAAAAAGAAAAGCAAAGCAGGAAGGCCAAAGATATTAATTGACTGGGTGAAGGTTAATAAGTATCTACAAGCCCAGTGTGACGGTGTTGGTATATCCGGGATATTAGGTATTGCACCCATTACACTTTACAGGGCATGTGAGAGAGATCATAAAGTGAATTTTGAGGTCTATTCTGCACAAAAGAAATCAGAGGGGAAGGAATTACTTAGAGCGAAGCAATTTGGAGTCGCAATGGAAGGTGATAAAACAATGCTTGTTTGGCTTGGTAAACAGTATCTTAAACAATCGGATAAGCAGGAAGTAACCGGTAAGGACGGAAATCCACTTATCCCAGAGGTTCAACTTACAAAGGAGGAGCGTAAGGTTGAAATAGAACAGCTGAAAAAGAAGCTACATGCTAACTGATGCTGAAATCATAAGATTGAAAACACTATTGAATGAGGAAGCAATAGAAAGATCCCGAGATTTCTTTTGGGACTTTTGCCAGCTACTTGAACCGGACTTCTATAAGGATGACCGGCATCATCTTAAAACGCTCTGTGATACCCTTGAAAAGTTTTACTATAACAAGCTACTGGATGAGAAAGGCAATCCGTTTCATAAGCTCATGGTCAGGATGCCACCGCAGCACGGAAAAAGTCGGACACTTGTTAACTTTACAAAATGGATACTCGGTAAAAATAATGAGGAGAGGGTAATTACGGCCAGTCACTCAGACGGTCAGGCGTCAGACTTTTCGAGGTACACCAGGGACGGGATCGGAGAGGTAAAAAATATCGAAACACAAACAGTCTATTCAGACATATTCCCCACAACAAAAATCAAGCAGGGTAATGCCAGCTTCCAGAAGTGGGCTTTAGAGGGACAGCACTTTAACTACCTCGGAGTTGGTTATGGAGGAGCGGTCACCGGAAAAGGTGCAACAATACGAATTATTGACGACCTTATCAAAGACGCGGAAGTGGCACTTTCTGACACTGCGCTGTCAAAGATATGGGTTTGGTTATCCGGTACCTTTTCGAGCCGTAACGCTGCCGTTGGAGGGGACGTGAAGGAAATATTCTGTGCTACCATATGGGGAGAGCAGGATCCTCAGGTTGTACTTGAAAAGACAGAACCGGGGGAGTGGTATATATTATCAATGCCAATCTATAATGCGGAAACGGACCGGATGCTTTGCCCCGAGCTTATGAATAAGGAGCAGTACTTGAAGCTCAAAAGAAGGATGGAGGTTGATAGCCGTACAAAGATGATCTTTCAGGCCAATTATCATTGTATTGCTTTATCGGATAATGAAACAAAAGTATTCCCGGTAAGTAGTTTGAAATATTACAAAGAGTTTCCCCCTACAGAGAAAGATGATAATGGTAATGACATACAAAATTGGTGGACTATTGCAATGGCCGACACAGCAGATGAGGGTCAGGACCACTTTGCCATGCCTATTGCAAGGGTGTATGGAAATAGTGTATATGTGTTTGATGCAATATTTGATCAGGAAAACCTAACCGTTCAGGAAGGGCAGGTACAGAGCAAGGTAAAAGAGTGTAAGATCAATAACCTTGTTGTGGAAACGAATAATGCCGGGGCTTACTTTACCAGAAGGGTCCGTGAGCTCATTCCGGGATTGGAGATATTCGGACAGTATGCTAAGAGTAACAAAATGGCCCGCATCCTTGCTAATGCTGGATTAGTAAAGTTGTATTTCTATTTTCCTGAGAACCCGAACCCTGCATTAACAAGATTTATGAACCAGGTATGCGGGCTCATGAAAACAAGCACAAAGAATGATGACGCACCTGATAGTTTGACTGGATTAGCAGCATACCTTGAAAAATATCACGGCCTTTTTAAAGAATAATACATTTTTATAACTCCCTTAAAATATAATAGTTAGTCAAAAAGTTACAGCCTATAAAACAAAACCTTAAAACCTACCAAAATGAAATTACCTCTGAGACTAAAAATCCTTTATTATCTTAAAGCAAAAATTGAGGATGTTCCCGAAGGTGGAAAAATACCAAAGAAACTGCTTTATACTTTCCGCTTTGTCGTCTGGCTTCTTACAGCTAGAAGCAAGGTAGTTAATTTTATCAAAAGGGTAAAGAATTATATCTCATCCCGTGGACTAATCCCGCTTATCCGGAACGTGTGCTTTGTTTTCTTCACTAACAAATCTCAGGCACGTATCTTTTCAGGCTGGCTCTATCGGTGGCTCTCTGTAAGGTATGCGGACAAAAGGAGTAACATGAGCAGGGTAAATAAGTTATGCGGGGGCAAACGACATTATGTTATTGACTATGAGAAAGATGCTCTGATTGTAATTAATAAGCTCGAAATAAACAGGCTCAAAACAAAAGGGATGTTCCGAAAGAGTTATAATATTTTGGATGTGTTTGAGAATGCTTATTATGTAACTAAATAGGAAGTTATGATCTATACAGTCAAAGAGTACGCCACTATCAAGAAAGTATCGCACGATACTATTCTGAAAAAGATCAAAACTCATCAGATGCCTTCCGGATGTATTATCAAAAAATTACCGGGGAAAAGAGGCTCATACATTATTGAAATCCAAAAGGAGTTAAAATAAAAATAACGTAACAGTAACGTCTAATTAAAGTACCACACTGATACATTTCCATTTTATGG